GCTCAGGGGGCTTCATGACGATATCGCAAAGCCCGATGGCCAGCGCCTCCTGCGCTGTATAATAGGTCTCCGCGTCCATCGCGGCGGCCATGACGGCAGCCGATGCGCCGCTCTTTTCGGCATAAATCTGCGCCATCTGGCTATCCAAGCGCTCCTGAATGGCGGCGGTCTCCAGCATGTCGTGGCGATTTCCGACGCAGAATCCCCAACAATTGTGGATCATCAGTTCCGACTGCTCGCGCATGGAGATTGACCCGGCCATTGCAACAATGGACGCGGCGGACGCGGCGATGCCGTCGATCACGATCGACACCGGCTCGGCCCGGTACCGAAGGGCATTGTAAATCGCCATCCCCTCGAAAGCGTCGCCGCCGGGGGAGCAAATGCGGACGGTCAGCGGCCCGTCGCCGATGGTCGCAAGCGCGGAGACGAACGCCTTGGCCGTGATTCCGTACCAGCCGATTTCGTCATACAGCAGGATTTCGGTGCCACCGCTTTCCGTCGCGGCGCGGGTCGCAAACATCTTCGGGACCGCCGCCGCCGCATAGCTCCGCAGCGCACGGGCTGAAAGCCGGCGCGCGCCCATGTCGAATTTTGGCATTCTGGTCTCCTATGCCGGGGCCGACTCGTTGTCCGATGCCGGATTGCCGGGCGTGCCCACGGCGGGTTTTTCGGGAAGCGGGTCCTCTTGAATGGGGTCCTGCCTCGGTTGCGCGCCGGGCATGTAAAGCGCCGCCAGCGAAATATTGGTGGAATTGATCAGCGGCTTGTCGCCGTTTTCCACGGGCGGCCGGTTCTTCTTCCGGCGGTATTCGTTGATCGTCAGCGTACCGCTTCCGATTTCCTTCTGTGCCACCTCGGCAGCTTTGAGCGGGTCCATCGCCATCAAGGCGTCCCGGTCGAATTCGATATAATAATCCGACCCGGCGAACAGTTTCGCATTCAGTTCGGCCTCGATGCGGCCGGCCTCGGGGTCGAGCGTGTAAATCAGGAATGCGAGGGTCTGTTCCGACAGACCCGATCCCCAGCTTGTGGACTTGTCCGTTTCGTTCAGCAGGTGCAGCGGCACGCCATAAAACCGGGAAATATCGGCGACCTGATACCGGCGGGCCTCGATCGTGTGCAGATCCTCGGGCGTCAACTGCATCGGGGTGTAGCTGGTCCCCTCGTCGCCGTAGATCACTTTGCCGGCGTTCTGGCGTCCCGTGTAATTATCGTCGAACTGCGCCTTGAATGCCGCAAAACCGGCCGGCTTGATGCTCGGTTTAACCGTCACGAACGCGCTGGGCTTCGCCGCGTTCTCGTGGACCGTGCCGATTTGGTCCTCGAGCAGCTGCGCCAGGGCGATGGCGTTCCGGCCGAATGACCGGATCGGCGACATGCCCTTAATGCCGTTGAACCCCACGCCGGGGATGTGAATCATGTCGTCTTGTTTGACCCACTCGACAACCGGCGTGGCTTCCAAGTTCACGAAATCGGTCGTTTGCGGCGGCAAGAGGCACCGATACAGGTTCTCACCGTTCCGGCGATAGACTTCTACGTCCCACGGCATGACCGTCTGGAACCCAACCACGCGGGCGGCACCGTCGCGCCGGATGATTGAGTAATGGTTGCCCCAGGTGCAGAGGTTGACTTCCCAAAGCTCCCGCCAAGTGAAGGCGGACATGGGCCGGCCCGGATACGGGGTCATCTGGAACATCGGCTGAAGGCGGTGGTTCGGCGCTTCGTCCCGTCCGTCCGGCGTCCGCTTGTAGACCTTGAGCGGCATCGAGGCGATCAGACCGGCCCGGATCGTCGTGCACCGATAGACGGCCGAGCAGGCCATCGCCGTCCGTTCCGAGACCGGCGGCCCGTATTTCGGGGTGTCCGCTCCCCACCCGTTCAGGAACAGCGACGGGTCGGACAGGCTTGTGCTTGGGTTCTCCGGCGATGCCGCCATGAAGCGCGGCTCTATACGGGAGCGGGCGCCCCCACTGGCCGGGCCGAAGATGGAGGAGAGAAATCCCAAAGCTCTGGCCTATCCCAAATTGATCCGCCGCCGATGTCATCCGGGGCGCCGCCTGTAGCTGCCCCGACCGCCATCGCCAGCGCGATCAGCGGGTCGATCCGGTTCACGGCCCGGCGTTTGCTGAACCAACGGTTGTCGAAAGGGTCGCGTTCAATCGCGGCCGACATGATCGCCGAAACAACCACCGGGTTCCGGCGAATTCGGAGCCGGCCCTCAAGGATCAGGTTCTCAAGCTCAAGCAGCGATCCCGGCATCCACAAGCCTTGCGGTGGGTCTTCGCCGGCATCCCTGGCCGCCTCGATTGCCTCTTCCGATGCCTTGGCCCGACGCTTGCCGCCCTGGGGATGCTCTACCTGATTGATCGTCAGGCCCTGCTCGTCCAGGTTCTCGGCCAGCCGGCGGTATGCGTAACGATCGTATGCCAGGGTAACGATGCGGAAGGCTGAATTGACCTCTCCGATATGCGCGGCGATGAAGTCCAGCCGGATCGTTTTGCCGTCTTCGGCGTGCAGATGGCCTTGATCGACCCACACATCATAGGGTGCGTTATCCTTGAGCGCCCGCTCCCGCATCGTGTCGCGCGGCGTCCATGAATCAACCCAGGCGTCATAGGTCGGCAACTGAACCGTGCTGCCGTCGTCCCGCGTTCGTTCAACAAACCCGGTCCGCACCACCTTGGCGACCGCAGTTAAATCCTGCGTCCCGGATAGATCGGCACCCAGGTAGACATCGGCGCCGGCATGCTCAACCTCGGGATCGAAGTCGGCCAGGACATCTCGGACCACCGATTGCGGCAACCACGCCTCATCCGAGTCCGTCCACTTGCAGAAATGAAGCCGGAGCGTCGTGTTCAGCTTGCCGGGGATTGCCTTCGCTTGGGCCACCAGGTCGGCAAGGTATTTCTCTGTGACCGTCACCCCGAGCAACGGGTTGGCTTTCGGCCAGCACGTCGGGTCTTCAAGGGGATCGTCGTCTTTGTCCAAGGCGCAGACAAAGGCGAACGTCGTATCGTCCAGCACCTCGCCAACATAGGTAAAATCATCGTCCGGCGTCCGGGTGCCGGCCGCGACCTTCACCGCGTGGTCGTGCTCCTGGCCGCAAACCGATTTCTTGTCGGAGCCGGCGTTCGTGGCCATTGCCAGCAACGGTTGGCGCCGAGATTTGAACCCGGCCTCGAGCATGTCGATGATCAGGCGCGTCGGGTGTTCGTGCACCTCATCGCACAAGGCGCCGGACGGTCTCGGCCCAGACTGGCCTCGCTTCGACGTGGTGTCGGCCGCGATGGGCCGGAAGAAGCTGCCCGTCCGAACGTCGGCCAAGTTCCAAACCGGACTGACACCGCTTTTCGTGAGCCGACCCGCCAGTCTTGGCGATTGGTCGACCATGGCTACCGCGTCCCGGAACAGGACCATGGCCTGGTCCTTGCGGGAGCCGGCGGCGTATATCTCGGCCCTGGGTTCGCCGTCCGCCACAAGCAGCAGCAGCCCCAGCCCACCGAGCACCGGTGAGTTATGCGTCGGCACCATCTGGCGCCCCGCCAGATACATACTGGACGGGGAATCGACGGCAATACATTTTACCGGAACACTTTCGACCGGCCGGCATTCCACGATCCGGCGGTCACCGCTCAGGGCGCGGCGATCATGACGCTTGAACTGCCGATCTGCCTTTCGTTGTAGCCGAAACGCTGGCATGTCCTTCGCGGGTGTAAATGCGACGCGCCATTTCTGGCCGCAGTCCATTCCATACAAAGTCGCGCGCCCGGTGCAGACCCATGGCTTGATCCCCAAACTATACAGGAGATCCGTGATGCCGTCCGCGAGGGCTTCCAAGGTTGTCGTAAATTCGCAGGTCCCCTTGGTATCTATGGTGCCATCGGTATCCATTAAGCCCTGCAAGAGGGCGACGCGCTGGGGGATCGACGCCCGCAGATAGGCAGCAGGAACATGCTTGTTTCCGAGCAGCCCCAACGCCTTCAGCCGAACCGTCATCGGTTCTTTTGACTGAACTATGGCCGTCGCGTCTTCGCGACGGTCGTGGCGAAGTCGCCAAGTCGCTCCTATGGTGCCACCGCCGTTACCGAGTCCGCGATGCCTTTCGACCTGTTCGAAATATCCGCTCCGCGACATAAATTCGGCGATCTTCTCTCGATCACGGCCAGTCTCGGCGGCGATACTGCCGGATGAAACAATGTCGGTTTCCAGGGCGGCCCGCAGAATGTCCCGTTTCGCCGGGGAGCAATCGCCTTGGCCACCGCCGCAAAGAGAAAGCCTGCCGATGTGCGGCGCGTGCTTCGCTTGTTCTTTTGTCGTTTCGCCCTCGGCTTGGATTTCTTCGGCGATCTGCCAGTCGTCCGTCGCTATCGTGATCCGCGCGGAATCAGTGTCACCGTCGCCGAGCCAAGCCCCCAGGACATAAGGGGGGACCGGGAGTTCAGTATCGGGAAGCGCCAGCGGCCGGGTCAGGGCAACGCTATGGTTCGCCGACTGGTATTTGCCATTCTTGTATCGTAGGGTGGCGGCAATTTCGGCCGTCGTCCGCAGTCTATGCCGCCATACGCCTCGCTCGTTTCGCTTAACACCCTTCAATGCGGCGCCGGCTGACGGTTGATCGCTGTGGCGCATCTCGGTCAGCCATAAATGCTCGGCGTCGGCGACGATCTTGGCGCCGTCGTCAAATTCTACCGAATAGCAGGGGCGCTCGTGCATTACCTCCGTTGCCGCAGTCACGAGGCATGGGCACCCGGCTTCATCCAGAACCGAATCGCCGGCCTTCAGTTCGCCCATCGTCGTCCATCCGGACGGCGTGGGGATCGGCGTGTCAAGTGCAAGGGCCTTCCCTTGCCCCTTCGCGGTTTCCCAATACAGCCGCCGGAATCGGCGCGTGCCGTCCGGCCCCTTCCAACCGAACAGCGACCCGATAATGAACTGCTGCGACGGTTGCAGGTCGAACGGCAGGCCCTCGAACTGCCCCCCGTTCAATCGGAGGATCGCCGGGAAGAACCCGATGGCGTGCGTCGCCGCGGCAAGGTCCCAGGTGAGGCCGCGCTCGGCCCCGTGCTTCATGTCGTCAAGGTGCCGGCGGCATGCGTTCCGAACGTGCGGCCCTTGGATAACCTCTCCGGCCAGGACCGCGTTGGCCCATGCCGTTACGGGGTCAGCCGGTGAGGTATCGGTCGGCGGGATCGATGGCTCCCCCTTGCGGGTTTTGCGCCGGGGTGGCGTTGATCCGGGAGCGGGCACTCGGTGTCATCCCAAATTCTGCGGCATACCGCACCATGTCCGCCATCGCCTTGTTGGCGGTTCCCACGAGCGGGTTCTGTATGGCGTTGCCGTTGGTGGTCTTGATCAGCAGCCCGGCCGTGAGGGTGTCACCGGCCGCCATTGTGGCGATGGCACGCTCGGCCGCCACCCAACGTCCGTAGGCTTGGCAGTATGCGGCGAGCGCGGCCCGGTCGATCCCGGACAGCAGGCCGATCTTGTAAAGTTCGTCCGATACCCGGCCCCATTCGACCTTGGCGTCGTCCGTCAGGTGCGCCGGTACGGCAGGAAGGGCCAGAATGGCGCGGGCCTCGGCACGCGGCAGGGCGCGCTTGCCCGGATT